GAGCAGATCGCGCCGGGCGCGTTCACCCGCTCGCTCGCGTCGGGTGAGCCCGTGTACCTGCTGGTGAACCACGACACCGAGTCGCTGCCCTTGGCGTCAACCGGCTCGGGCACGCTGCAGCTGCGCGAGGACGGCACCGGGCTGATGATGACCGCCGACCTCGACCCGTCCAACCCGCGCGCCGCCGAGCTGTACTCGGCGCTCTCGCGTGGCGACGTGGAGAAGATGTCGTTCGCGTTCAGCATCGCCCCCGGCGGGGAGTCAAAGCAGGACGGTGTGCGCACCCTCACCGACGTGAACCTGTACGAGGTCAGCGTCGTCACGTGGCCGGCCTACGACGACACCCAGGTGGGCGTCCGCGACGCGGACCCCGCCGACCTCGGCCTGCGTCGCCGAGCCCTCGCGGCCCGCCTCGCCCTCACCAAGTAGGGCACCACAGTCCACCCGCCCAAGCGCGGGTCTGCCCCCGGCGCCACGGCCCCGGCGGCTCATTCACCAACAACCCGTTAGGAGCAAGACATGACAAGTATGTCCGACAAGCTCCGCGAGGCTCGTGCCGCCGCTGTCGCGTCGGCCGAGGAGCTGCTGGCCGCTGACCCCACCGCTGAGGTGCTGGACCAGGTTGAGGCTCGTACCGCGGAGATCACCGACCTCGACGCGAAGATCGAGGCAGCCCACGCGCTGGAGCAGCGCACCGCGCAGGTCGTCGAGGCTCGCGAAGAGTCCGGCGTCAAGGTGTTCGGCTCGGCCAAGGTCGGCCGCGAGCCCCTCACCTACGACGAGCGCGGCGAGAACTCGTTCGTTCGCGACATGGTGCGCGCTCACGTGCGCAACGACGCGACCGCGTGGACGCGCCTGAACCGTCACGCCGAGGAGACCGCCGTCGAGATGCGCGCGATCAACACGACGGACACCTCAGGCGGCGACCTGGTGCCGCCGATTTACCTGATCAACGAGTACGCCGAGTTCGCCCGTGCCGCTCGCGTCACGGCCGACCTGTGCACCACGCTGGCCCTGCCCGCGGGCACTGACTCGATCAACATCCCGCAGATCACGACCGGCACGCGTACCGGCATCCAGGCCGGCAACAACAGCAGCACCACCGCCCCGACCACCAACCGCGACATGGTCACCGCGACCGTCACGGCGCCCGTGCGCACGTTCATGGGCTACGAGGAGGTCAGCATCCAGCTCGTCGAGCAGAGCCCCTTGTCGGGCGGACTCGACCGCCTGGTGCTGGGCGACCTGCTCGCCGACTACGCGCTGCAGGTCAACACGGCCGTGGTCAGCAACAGCGACGGCACCAGCAACACCCTCAAGGGCCTGACCAACGCCGCCGGCGTCACGGTCACCTGGACCGAGACCAACCCGACCGTTTCGAACGGGATCGTGGCCCTCGCCAAGGCGGTCAGCGGCATCGTCAACGCCCGCTACCGCGCCCCTGAGGCCGTCGTGCTGCACCCGCGCCACTGGTACTGGCTCATGAGCCAGGTGGACAGCCAGAACCGTCCGCTGGTGGTCCCCACCGCCAACATGCCGATGAACTCGTTCGGCGTGGTGGAGGCCGTCGGCGCCGCCGCCGGCCCGGTGGGAACCGTGCTGGGAATCCCGACCTACATCGACGCGACGCTGCCGCTGGTCTCGACGACGCAGCAGACCATCCTCGTGGGCCGGTTCTCGGACACGTACCTGTTCGAGTCGGGCGTCAAGAGCCGCGTGCTCACCGACGTCCTCTCGGCCAACCTCACCGTCCGCTTCCAGGTGTACGGGTACGCGGCGCTCGCCAACCGCTTCGCCAACAGCATCGCGGCGATCAGCGGCACCGGCACGGTCCCGGTCTCCGGCTACTAGGCCGGACCTAGGGCTGACGGCCCCCACCCCCACCCCCGTGGTGGGGGCCGTCATCCCGCACTGACTGCTGAGGGGCAGACATGCGCAAGGGCGAGAAAGTCGTCATCGGCTGGTGCGACCCCGGTCAGGTGGACGGAGTCTTCGCCGCCGACCTCGCGGTGCTCGCAGGACGCCGGCACCGGCAGATTGACATGGTGATGCGGATGGAGGGCAGCGCCCTCGTCTCGCGCTCGCGCAACGAGCTGGTTCGCCAGTACCTTGACCAGTGCACGGCCGAGTGGCTGTGGATGCTTGACGCCGACCACTCGTTCAGCGTCGAGGACTTCGACCGGCTGTGCGCGACCGCCGATCGTGACGGCGCGCCCGTGGTCGCGGGCGTGTACTTCGGCGGCTGGAAGTCCGACCTGTGGCTGACGCCCATCCCGCTGATCTTCGACAAGGTCAGCCAAGCGCCCGAGTGGCAGCCCATCTGGGACTACCGACATCGCGGCGAGGTGATCGACGTAGACGCGGCCGGCACCGGCTGCATCCTCGTCCACCGTCGCGTCCTGCAGCACCTGCGCGAGAACGCGCCCGAGAACCTCGGGCCGGACTGGGCCTGGTTCCTTGACGGCCCCGTCAACGGCCGCTGGATCGGCGAGGACCTGATCTTCAGCGAGCGGGTGAAGGCGGCGGGGTTTCCGATCGTCGCCCACACCGGCGTGCAGCTGCGCCACCGAAAGTCCGTGTGGATCGGCGAGGCGCAGTACGCGTGGCTCGTCAACCAGCAACCTGAGAGGGACGCATGATCCTGCAGCTCGGCAACATCGCACCGATCCACGACGACCTCGCTGGGTCGACGGATGAGCACATCACCTACGTGGACTTCCCCGACGGCATCACGGTGCCTGAGGCGTTCATCACCGTCACCGACCCGTCGGGCGTGTGGACGGCACAGTCGACGGCTGCCCCTTCGTGGGTGGCCTGCTCAGACCCTGACCTTGAGGCGCAGCTGTGCGCCTTCTTCAACTGCTCACCGCTGGCCGTTCCCGGCCTCAACGCCTAGGAGGCTGACATGCTGACGAACGCTGGCAAGGACTTCATCTCCGCCCAGGTAGGTGGCGCTGGTGGCACGGCTACGGCCGCGTACATCGCGCTGACGGCGAACTCAACGACCCCGGCCACCAGCGACACGACCCTCACGGGCGAGATCACCACCGCGGGCGGCGGGCTCATTCGCGCCCTCGGGACCTACGCCCACACCGCTGGTACGTCGACGTACACGATCACGAAGACGTTCACGGTCAACGGCTCGGACTCGCTGCCGGTGACGGTGGCGAAGGTGGGCCTGCTCACCGCCTCGTCAAGCGGAACGCTGGTGTTCAGCACGCTCCTGTCGCCGACCGCGACCCTGAGCGCGTCGGGTGACACGTTGACGATCACGCAGACCGTCACCCTGTCCTAGGCGCGCAGGCGTTCCTGTCGGGCCTACTGTCGTGGAAGGTGCGTAGTGCCTACTTACACGATCAGGGCCGACTCAACGCAGTGGGGCACCCTCAATTCGTTCGGGCAGAACTCGACGACGACGCAAGTGCTGAACGGAACCGCCGACACCAAAGATGTTCTCGCATTTGCGGAAGTCAGCGCGACCAACGATCCGGGCGTTGACGGCAATGGCGTCGCACTTAGGCAGTTCGCCTTCCGCTTCGACTGCTCGTCAATCACTGCCGGCGAGACCATCAGCTCCGTCACCTTTACGTTGCGTCCCGATTATGTTGACGCTGACGGCCGCGCCCTGTCGGCGGTGAAGTATGACTGGGGCTCAACCGTTGACACTGGCGACTGGCGCACCCCTTCGCAGCTGGCGGCGTGCAGCGTCTACGCCACCAGGACATTCAACACCGCCGACCAGAACACGAACGTCAACCTGACCCTGTCGGGCAGCACGCTGGCGACCGATGTGGCGGCGCGCGGCACGGTTCGCATGCTGCTGGTGTTCACGTCCAACATCTCGGGCACGTTCCCCGCCGGCGCATTGACGTTCATCGACCCGTCAAACGGGACGGTCGCGAATCGGCCGACGCTCACGGTGGTCACGACGGGCGGCAATGTCAGCCTGAGCCGCAACGTCGCCGACTCGTCAACCGTCAGTGATGCGCTGACGCGCAGCACGGCCCGGTCGCGCGCAGCCGCCGACCCAGTGGCGTCCCTTGACTCCCAAGAGGTCGGATACGCGTACATCACTGACCAGTTCGGCAACGGCCTGACCGTTCCGCACGTGGCTGGCGAGCAGGCTGGCGATGTACTCGACGCGCGCATGGACGCGGCGATGGACGTGTGGAACAACAACGGCACGTACTTCATGGGCAAAGGAACGTCAACTGCGTCGGCCGCAACCCTCTCGTGGGCTCTTGGCACCACCACGTCAAACCGTGCAGCGATAATCATCTCGGACGGCACGAGCACGATCCAGTGGGTTCCGACGGTTATGAACAGTTTCGTCTCGGGCCAGCGGTATCGCATTCGTCTGACGTATACGCGAAACACGGGCGCCGGGCAGTACGGGATTTCGCTTTTCTACTCGCAGGACTTCTCGGCCGATCTGGCATCCAGTACGGCGTGGACCTCGCTGGCCAGCACGACCGGCAGCAGCATCGGCGCGATGAACGACGTGAGCACGTCGGCCACGTTCGGATCGTTCCGCCTCAGCAGCAGCCAGACGCCGGGCCGCATCTACGCCGCAACAGTCAAGGTCGGATCAACGACAACGGTGGCGATCAACTGCAACGCGATCACCAGCGCGGCGGCGACCACGTTCACGGCGACGACCGGCCAGGCGGTCACGATCAACAAGAGCGGGACGCGGCAGGCCGTGGCCGTGCTGCCGATCGGCAAGACGGTGGCGCTTCCGCGCGGTGCCACGGACGCGCTGACGAGCTCTGATGCGCTGGCGCGCAGTGGTGCCCGGTCTAGGGCCGCTGCCGACTCCGTCGCCGTCTCGGACGCTGTGGCGGGCGTCTACGCCCCATTCCGCAATGACCTGACCCGCGCGGCGTCAGACGCGCTCACCGTGACGGACGCGGCCTCAAGGGCGACGGCGCGAGCCCGTGCGGTGGCCGACACGCTGACCGCTTCGGACACCGTTGGCACCAGGCGCGACAACGCGGTACCAGTCTCGGACGCGCTGACCCTTGCCGACACGGTCTCCACGCTCGGCACACGTGCGCGAGCCGTCGCAGACAGTTTGGCGGCCTCGGAATCAGTCGCCCGATCTGTGGGCAGGTCTCGCAGCGCAGCCGAATCGGTGACCGCCGCCGACGCAGCCGCGCGCGTCCTAGCCGTGGTCCGCCAGATCGTTGACAGCGTCACGCTGACGGGCGTCACGGAGGTCCTTGGCACCGCTGGGCAGATGACTCCCGGCACCGCCCCGGCCGCCAGCATCAACGCCAGCGCCGCGCCCGGCTCGACCATGACTCGCAGCACCGCACCGACCTCGACGATGACAGGAGCGTGACCGACGTGGCCTACGACCTCGGCGACCTCGTCCCGCTGCGCGTCCTGGTCAAGGACTCGGCCGGCACCGCGGCCAACGCGACCAGCGTCAGCGTGACCATCACCGCGCCCGACGGCACCACGAGCACCAGCACCGTGTCGCCGACGAGCACCGGCCAGTACGACTACACGTACACGCCGACAACGGCCGGCCGCTACCTGGTGCGCTGGGTGGCCACCGGAACCAACGCGAGCAGCTACACCGACGCGTTCACCGTCAACGACCCGGCGGACCTCAGCCTGCTCAGCCTGACGGACGCGAAGCAGTATTTGAACATCACGAGCAGCAGCGCCGACGAGGAGCTGCGCCAGTTCATCCTCGAGGCCAGCGACATCGCTGAGCGGCTGACCAGCCGCCAGCTGCGGCGCAAGACGTACACCGAGGCGTACTCGGTCAACGGCCCATACTTCAGCCTGAAGCAGCAGCCGGTCATCAGCGTGACCACGGTCACCGAGGACGCGGTGACCCTCACCGCTGGCACCGACTACGTCCTCGACACCGCCCTAGGCATTCTCTACCGGGGCTCCACCCTGTCGCCGCTGTACTGGCACGCCGGGCAGGACAACATCTCGGTGACCTACGTCGCGGGTGAGGGCAACCCCAGCCCGACCGCTGTCCTGCTGGTCAAGGAGCTGACCCGTCACCTGTGGCGCACCCAGCGCGGCGCCAGCCCGATGGGCATGGGTGGCCAGGACGACTTCATTCCCGGCGGCAACAACATCGTGACGTACCGCATCAAGGAGCTGGCCGAGCTGCTGTCCATCCCGACGGTGGCCTGACCGTGACAACGTCCTCCCGGTTCGCGGCCGTCTACGACGCTCTCCTGTCGACGCTGCGGGCCAGCGGCGACCTGTCGTCGGTGACCATCTCGGACGGCCTGCCGATCACCGAGGACCGGCTGGTGGACCTCGTCATCGTCGGCAACGGCGGCGACCCTGAGAACACCGAGGCCGGGCGGGTCACGCAGTCGTACCACGACCTCGCGGGGATCAACTCAACCCGCGACGAGACCGTGACCATCAACTGCTTCGTCATGAGCCAGACCGGCGACGTCGACATTTCGGCCACGAGGTCGCGGGCGTTCGAGGTGCTGGGCTACGTCGAGTCGGCGATCCGCGCGAACTACGGACTCGGCCTGGCGAACGTGATCGCGGTTGAGGTCACCGACATCACGTGCTACATCGAGCAGTTCGCCGACGGCACCGCCGTGCGGCTCCCGTTCACCGTCACCGCCACGTCCATCATCTAGCCCCCATCAATCCCAGCGGACGCCATCCCGGCGCTCCGCAGTTCCCGCGCGCCCGAGGAGCCCCGATGCCCCAGTTCCGCAACATCACCGAGGACACCCTGTGGGTGGCCACCGACGTCGGGCTCATCAAGGTCGAGCCCGAGTCGGTGCTGACCGTCTCGGACGCCTGGGCCGAGGCCGTCTACTTCCAGACCGGCGAGACCGGCGAGACGCCCATGTGGGAGCCCGTCGCCGCGAAGAGCAGCAAGAAGGACCCCGCCCCCGCTGACCCGCCGGCCGACGCGCCGAGCGCCAACTAAGGAGATCAATCAATGGCTATCGGTTCCGGCCTCGGCTCCTCGTTCGGATTCTCCGCCGAGAGCACCTACGGCACGTATGTCGCGCCCACCAAGTTCATCCGCCACAAGTCCGCGTCGGTGCAGAAGACGGCGACCCGCCCGCAGGGCGAGGGAATCCAAGCCGGCGGCTACGGCATGTTCCTGCCCCACTTCGTGGAGGCCGTGACCGGCGGCACCGGCACCGTCGCCTTTGACGTGGTCAACAAGAACATGGGCCTGTTCATGCAGGCGCTGATGGGCACCACGGTGACGCCCGTGCAGCAGGGCACCAGCACCGCGTACCTGCAGACGCACACCCTCGGCGACCCGTTCGGCAAGGCGCTGAGCGTGCAGGTCGGGATGCCCCAGCGCGGCGGGACCGTCACCCCGGCGACGCTCAAGGGGACCAAGGTGTCCAAGCTTGACCTGTCGTGCAGCGTTGACTCGGTGCTCTCGGCCACGGCCACGCTTGACGCCCAGGCCTACGACAACAGCACCAGCCTCGCGTCGGTGTCTTACGCCACCACCACCAACGTCTTCCACGGCGGGCAGCTGAGCGTCAAGATCGGCACCTTCGGCTCGGAGTCTGCCATCTCGGGCGTCAAGTCGGTGACGTGCTCCATCGAGCGCGGCATGGACACCGCCGCCTACTACGCGGGCGCCACGGTGGCCGGCACAAAGTCCGAGCCGGTGCTGAACGCCGCCACGGCCATCACCGCCGGGCTCACCGTTGACTTCATCGACACGACCCTGCACGCCATCGCCCGCGACGCCACGAACACGTCGCTGGTGCTGGAGTGGGTCGGCCCGACGATCGCCTCCACTTACAAGGAGACGTTTCGAGTGACCGTGCCCGGAGTCGTCATCGAGGCGCCCGAGTCGTTCGGCGTGGACGGGCGCAACGTGCTCGGCCACACGTTCAACTTCGTGTGGAAGTACGACGGCACGAACAGCCCGAAAATTGAGGTCATCAGCGCGGAGTCCGCGCTCTAGTGACCGCACAGCTGGACGTGCAGATCACCCCCGACCTAGGTCGGCTCTCGGCGCGCCTGAAGTCTTCCGACTTGGCGGGCGGCAATCTCATGAAGCGTGAGCTTGCTGCCCGCCTGCGGAAGGTGGGAGACAAGGTCGTTGAGGCCGAGCGCGC